GGTATGTAATCTACTAATAGCTGCTTATTCATTATAATCCTCCCCGGTATACGAACGTTACTTCACCTGTTGCGTCTCCACCACCCTTCCACGCGACAGGCTGGATATCTAATTTAATCGGGGAGTTTGAAATCGCCTGGAGATCCAACCCCTGAGTCCATGCCGCGCCGTCTGCATCTATGCCTCCCATGGAAGCTGTAGTTTCATTAAGAAACTGATACGCAGTAGCACTCTGACCAGCTACTATGACATAACTCGGTCTTTCCTGTACAACCTTACTCGCTGGTGTGGTCGCTCTACCAAACGCACTTGCTGGTAACGGTTTGGGCGTCTGTTTCTGTTCTCTCGCCACAGCTGATGTGTTGTTAGAATCTGCTTGATACATTATATTCTCCTATTTCCAAGATGTACGTTTAATCCAGATATCTCGAATGATATCCGCGACAACGTCTCTGATTAATTTTTTTATCACTCCGACATCCTTCTGTTCCAGTGCTTCCTTCATTCGTTTCTGCTTCTTCTTCCTATACTGCTTTCCAGTATCACGAAATGCAAATGGAGTACTGTATCCGTCGATATTTCCAGTAGTGGTGATTTCATCTAATTCTTTTTCATAAAGTTTTCGAATGAGCTCTTTAAGTCTGGTTCTGACATTCTCATCCATGTAATTTCAATTGTTTATCTAATTCATAATACCGCATCAACTGTACTACTGCGGAATCCTGTACTGTTTTCTTATTATCTGTATTGCAGAATTTATCTATAGAGTTGATCGCTTCATTTAACTTTATTTTCACTACTTTATCCTTCACTACAGTTCTTCGTTTATTCAATACTTTCTTTAATTTTTTAGTCTCACCTTCAATATACTCTTTTAACAAGTTAGTATTCGATATATTATTAATATAAGCTTTAAGCAGAGATTTCTGTTTATGATTTAAGTTTAAATATTTTTTATTAAACTTTTCTAATAAAATCTTATATGATAATATCCTTAAATCCTCATCGTTTGCATATTGTGAATTGACAGTATCCGTTAACTTCAATTTCTTATCAGTTGTGATATATTCAATTAAATTAAAGTGTGATTCGGTCTTATCATGAGCTGACATTCCAGTATCGTACTCAAAAAGTTTATAAATAGATGCATACGTTTTATACTTACCTACTGTCGATGACATGAAATTGTTTAAATTAAACTGTTCTTTCAGTTGCTTAATTAGATTATATTTTTCTCTTTTAAGCTGTGAATTATTTATCAATCTTCGCTGTTTCAATACCTCTTCAACTAAAAAATTAGCTTTTTTATCTGATTTAAATTTAGTATTTATAAGAGTATTGTATAGGGCAAGTTCTTTACCCAATTCAGTATTTTCATTAAATCGCTTTTTCAATATTGCGATAGTCTTACTATTATCTTTCTTATCCAGCACATCAGCAGTAACTTGTCTTAATAAAAATTCAAAAATCAAACCAGTATTTTTAATCTTGACATGCTTAATTTTATTTTTCACTCGCATGAATCATTCTCCCAGAATAAATTGAGTATACTTTTTCATATATAAATATAGATATAATTGAATAGACACAATTTGTTTTTTAATTATTTTCATTTATCTCTGTATTTTCGTTCAATATACTGAGTTTTGATATCGTTTCACCGAAATCTTTTTTTAATTGACTTAAAATACTTTCTTTTTTCATAATAGTCGCACCTTTACCTGGATGTAACGGGCTGCCATTTTTAAATTCTCTCTTACCATAACGCTCTCGTTCATACTTCGTCGCATCTTTAATATCTTCTGCATCGTACTCATTTCCATATTCTTTCTCTTCGGTGCCGCTCCGTCTATCACCACCCCACTGAGCGGCTTCTTCAACACCACCCTCATCAGCTTTTTGACCCGATTCAGCGGGATCATTACCTTCCATGGAAATCTGCTCCATTCTGAATGCCTGTTTCTGGTCATCGATGATACCTTGAAAGATTTTTTGTTTTTGATGTTGATCCAAATCATAAATATTATCATAAACCCACTCACGTGACATCAGTTTATTCTCCATAATGGAGTTCGCTATATCGGTTTGTTGAGTCAAGAGTTCGAGTTTCTCCTGTTCATGTATCATCGATGGATTAGTGAGTTCTAAATCAAATTCTAATAAAGAAGCATCATCAAAACCTTGCGTATAGAGATGAACAATTGCGACTTTAGATAATTCCGCCACCATGATTTTTTGAATCCGTTCAATCGAGCGAGCAAATCTTACATCTTCAGCTGCAAGTGTAGCCTTTGAACCTATCCCCTCTTCATATCCGAGAAAAGCTTTCGGTACTTTTAAAGCAGCCATTAATTTATTCTGTAGATATTCAACATCAGCAATATTACCTTCATTCGATAATGCAGGTAAGGTATCGATTTCTGTTCCGCTATCACCACCACGAACTGGTAAGAAATAATCTTCAGTTACTGATTCGACATTATATCTAAGATTATATTCACCAGTCTTCTGATCAATAACTGGAATTTTTTTCATCTTATTCATAATCCGTTCCATGAATGTATCAACTTCATTCGGTGGTATATTACCGATATCGATTTTAAATACCCGTTTTTCAGGAGCTCGCATGATTCGATGAATCATCATAGCGTCTTCTAATAACGTCAGTTGTTTCCAGATCCGTCTCGCACCTTCAAGTTGTGATTTACCATACGGGAGATAGTTAGTATCTGATATAAAACGGAAATGACCTATTTCATAATTCTCATGTAATTTTTTATTAGCAGCTGATGAACGCACACCTGGCATATCTGACATGACTTCGAATTGAACCAACTTAGGATTTGCTGGGTCGTGATCTTCCAATCTATTGATCTCGTACGGTGACAGTGGTTTGACATTTACAATTCCGTATTTATCTATAATTTCTAAGTGTAAGAAAAAATCACCATATTTTGTCATATTCCGTATCCATGACCATAAATTAAACTCTATATTCATGATATCATAAAATAAATTATGTAATATTTTATGTACCTGACCATTATCAGTTTTTATCTTCAATATTTCACCCTCAACATTATCCACTGTAGATTCATCTGAGTATATATCCAATACAGATGATATCACTGGATCTGCATCCATGAGTTCATAATCTCTAAATAGTTCTGTTCGGAGTGTCTCATATGCGTTACGCTGATTTTGCATCTGAGCGTAGCGTTGTTGTGAATAACCGGAAGACATTAATCTGTTATATCTATCGATAAAATTCGATAACAGTGCTGTTTGACTAAAATCAACATCCTTTACAACAAGTCTATCATCATCAGTTTTTCTAATGACGATATTGTTTCTAAATAGTTGTCCTAATCGTTGAAATACATTTTCATTTGCCATTTTTTACCTCTTATTTTACTATAATAACCATTCTAAATTTTCTTTCTGACCGCCTATCTCGACTTCATATGGATTTGTTTTCGGTTGACCTGTAGTGCCGAAATAAATTGGCTTTTCTTCATACCCAGAATTACTTTTCAACATTGAATTCATGACGGCTCTCTGTAAATCATTACTTTCTGTTTTTAACCGTAGGGCTGTATCGCGAATCCATAGTGCGATCGAATATGCCATTACGAGATCATCATTATATCCCTTCATCGCTTCTGGTTTGTTATTGTTGTACACGAATACAAGCAATTCATCAATCAAGCGAATAGAATTAATCCGTACAAGTTTTTCTCTCGTATATTCTTCCATCTTTGCAATTATCAGTGGACGAGTTTTCATCGTCGTGGTAAAACCAGCAACCATACTTTTATCTTGACTGCGATATCGATTACTTATCAGTTGATGTTCTACATCTATATATTTTAAATCTTTTGATTGATAGAATAAATTTTTATATCCTCTATCGATAATTGTTTGAATAGTTGCCCATCCGACATTATTATTTTCAACAACTAACAGTGCATCGTTATATTTTGTTGCTAATTCAATTAAAAAATTACCATAATCAGTTGTGCTGAGCTGACCTTTATATTCTGCAACTTGTTTTAAATCCTTTACATCAAATACATGAGCCGCAGAATAATCAGTACCATCACCTCTAGCGACATCAGCGACTACTATATAATCTTTATTAGCTAGAGGATACTCCCATAACCAGAGATTTCTGTCAATTCCAGTTTTTTCAACTGGTTCAGATACATGATTCTGTTTGTACCATTCTAAAATCAACGGATCGACTACACTACCACCTGAGGTGAGGAAATCAGTATCACACTCCTGTGCAGCTTGTTTCGGACCCAGTACTCTATCCTGTTCATCTCTCCATTCTTGATCTCTTTCAGGATGTGCTGACCAATGGAGCTTAGTAAAATTAAAATTATTTACACCGTTTATAGCGTCCATCCAGGTTTTATGAAACCAGTTACCGATTCCGTTTGGTGTTGATAATGCGAGACAATCACCGCCAGTAGCGAGTGTCTGCTGTGCGGCTGTCCAGATGGAATCAATGTTTTCGATAAATGCTGCTTCATCTATTATGAGCAGGGATAATGCTTCAGATCTACCGGCTTCAGATGTTGCTGCAACTGCTTTGATCTGTGACCCATTGTTAAATCGAAAAGATAGTTTGTTATCTTCATCAACACCTGTTTTCAACCATGATGGGAGATTGTGATACATCACACGGACTTTAGTAACGAGATTTTTCGCTGTATCTTTATCTTTTGCTATGACGAGGATGTTTTTATCTTGATGGAAAAGCATTATCCAGAGTGAATATCCAGCAGATAGTGTCGATATTCCGAGTTGGCGAGATTTCAGTATAATGTTATATGAATGTGTTTGTAATTCACCAATGGTTTTTTCCTGAAAGTCATATAAATCGAATTTTATTTTTCCTCTCATTGGATGTTGAATTGTGCAGTACTTTCTCATGAAATGTGCGGGCACTTGAGCACATTTTAGATATTCTCTTTGGATAGTCTGTTTAATAGTACTAGACATAATGGTGTATAGATAAAATGATTATAACTGATGTCATATCAGTTATCAAATCTATCTTCGCTTACCTCTCCAGCCACTGCCGATCATATCAGTTCTATCAGGGGGTAGTTCTACAAGTGATCGATTATTCGTCATCAATGATTCATTTGCAAAAGAAGCCTTCTGCACTGATCCACCGTTTTTGAATGTCTGAAATCCCCTTCCGCGCAGGCCAGCTTTTCCACCTGGTCTGGACATTCTGCTCACCATCCGTCCACCATTTTTTCGTGTTACCCTCCTGGTATTCATGCGTGGATTTATACCAGCTGATCCACCAGCAGCACGTGTTACCCTCCTGGTATTCATGCGTGGATTTATACCAGCTGATCCACCAGCAGCATACCGCGCTTTCCCGGCGACTCCTGCTTGTTTTCCAGCGACCCTTGTTCGTCCTCTACCGGGTCTAGCCATTCTCCTCAATCCTCTTGTTTGTGGCATTTTTTTTCTCCCATTGTTACTCGTTACTAAATTTCCGTTTTGATAACCCGTTCTCACTCTACCGCCGCGATTAAATCGAGCAGGTGATGCCAATTCATTTGGTTCAAATCCTCTACCCACGCCAGTGGCATTCAGTTTATTTAAATATTCTTCACCTACGAGATCGACAGTCTCTTTCCGTACGACGTATTCACCAGCAGTCAATAAAGCCGGAACGTCATCGCGTTTTCCACTGCCGAGTGACCGGTCGACCGAACCCGGACCGATGAACTCTCCATTCACCATCCTGCCTTTTTGAAATCGCTTTCTCCGCGGCATGCTAATTCATTTCCTTTGCTATGTCTTGGCGGTTTTTAGATTGTTCGTAATTTCCAATTGCATACGCGACTGTTGGGTCGAACTGTTTATCTGATTGTTCAGCCATCTCTTTCATGATTTCCGATACCTCTTTCTCGATAGCAGCCCAACGTTCTTTTTCCAATCCCATGACCCAATCATGCCATTTATTTTTTGCCTTGAGATCATTTTCAAAATCTATCTGACAGACATAACATCTCTGCATTCTATTGTATGTATCTTGATCACGTTGTTTTAAAATTAATTTTTTACAGTCATTACATGTATTGGCGAATCCCTTTCCGGGCATCTTCGTTATCTGAACTCTCTTGCCATCTTTCTTCGTCCACTCAGCCCCTTTCGGATTAGCTAAAGAAGCTTCAGTCCACACCTCACCTTCCTTCCTCTGCTGAATCGTCTTAGGTTCTTTCCCGACTTGAATTTTTTTCTCGCCTGCGATCATTGACTGTATTTTTTTTATATTTTTATTCATACCGAATCCTCTTTTATATAAATATTAACCTATTATGTAAATCAACCGAATTTAGATAATCCAGTGATCTGATTTACTGGTGCGAACGCTCCGGTGAATTTATAAGTATTACCTTTATACTTAAACACTATACCCTCGCTCGGCACTATAGCGCTGAAACCACCGATTGCATTAATTTTGTCTAACTGTGGTTTTATTTTTTTCAATTTATTGACATTACCACCTGACTGTATGTCTGAAATAGCCTTTGATAATTCCTTTCTAACGGCTTGAACTGACTTATCTGGATTTGCTGCCATGAATCCTTTGACGTTTTTCAATATCTCAGCCCCTACTTCGAGAAATATTTTTTCGAACGGCATCATGTTATCCTTAACCCATTTACTATGATCGTTTTTATCAAACGACAATACCCAATCGATAAACTTATCGTTCTTTATATCTTTTTTTATTTGTGCGATTTTATACGATTTATCGAAAAATGCCCACCTTTTTGTAAGTCCAACTAAAACTTTATTTGAAATTTTATATTTCATTTGTTTTGATGCATTATAAATAAATTCTTCCCAAAATTTTTGATGATATAGAGCTAATGTATCGTTATCTTTTAACCCGAATTGTTTTTGTAATTTTGTTAATCGAGTGATGAATTGTTTTTTCTTTTTACCAAAATCTTGATGTTTTGGAATTGTCAGGAATACTGGTTTGGATATCGTATAGTGTTTCTGTACGTGTTGGTTCGTCTGCTGAATCATTCCTTGTAAGATTCTTCCGCTGCCCGGTACTTGCCCGATCGCATTGCCGGAATCGTCATATTCTAACGCACCATGGAATACAATTTCAGCTTTATCGTAATTGATCACATTAGCTGATTTTGGCCACATGACTTCTAAATTCATAAAGGCTTTCCCGTTCATAAAAATCTTATCTTTCTGCTTCTGTGATAGTGAACCGATTGCCTTTCCTAAATCATTCATTGCAAAATTAAATGCATTCGCGATATCACCCCTTCCGGCAAATTTTAATTTAATACCCTTTGCACTGAGGGCAGTCTGACCAGCGTTTTTCAGATGTCCCTTATTCCGTGCAGCAATGAGTTTTCCATCTTTCCAACTGATCATGAGATTCTGACCATCGAGCTTTTCCGTCACATTATCTTCTCTATTGAGTTGGCCTCCCAATCCCATTGTGATTATTTCTTTCAAATCTTTAAAAGTCAAATTCTTATCATCAAACGGATGTGCCATATGACCATATGCCCCGCCTTCTAATAATAATAACTGTTTATCCCACCAACGTTTTGTTAAAATCTGTTCTTTTACTACACCATAATCTTTATGCTGATCTTTTTTATCTTTAGGTGGCATCTCTCCAACGAATTCTTTCTTTTGAGCTTTTAAAGTTTCAATCGAAGTTTTTCCAGTATGTTTTTCTAATTGTCCTGAATATTTAAGAAAATCTTTTAACTTATATCCGACTGTTTGAGCAACTCTGATCATATGTTTGAGCCATTTTCGATATGCTCTCTTTCCCGTGATGTTTTCCTGATTATTAGGTGTACCTTCTTTACCGACACCTGATGGGAAATATGAAACTGAACCTATCGGACCATCAGGATATTTCGGCCATGGTATTTTGACTCGACCCTTTTCTCCCATAATGTAATCTACCACCGTCCATCCTAATTTAGCAGTTTCATAATCATTTCTCCTCTTATAAATATCATCATATTCATAATCAAATGCCGGGCCGTCATCAGCACCTATTCCACCAGATGATGATTCCTCAATAATTTTACTAAAATCCGTATTTTGAATAAATTCTAAAATCTGCTCTTCCGTTACCTCAAATGGATCACTCACTGGTGTGACGTTTGGTTTTTTTATTAAGCGCATTCGCATCGCTGATCTGCCGTTTATCAATAAATCACCTTTTTCATTCCAATCAATCGTCTTCACAACAACTTTTTTATTCTTAAATTTACCCATCATAACCGTGTCACCGATCTCAACTGGTAATTCAATCGCTTCTTCTAAATCTTGAAGTATCTCCTTCCCCTTACCATCAAACCATTTCTTTTTTCCTTTCATCATTTTCGTTGGTTTGAAAATCATCACATCATCTGATTCATATATTTTACCAAATCTATCGGTCATGAGTTTGAATGTCTTGTCATTGAAATAACCGAACATCTTTTTAAATCTTCGTTCTCTATCTTCTTTATATTTCGGTGAACCGAGTAGTTCTCTCATTGCAGTTCCGCTGACTTCCATCCCACCAGCTGAAACCGATATATGCGGTACTGTCAAGATATAACCATGCTCTTCATACCCGGCTAAGTTATTTTTATTCTTTTTATAATCTTGATAATATTTCAAACCACCTGATTTTTTACGCCCACCGGAAAGTCTACCGGCGTCTTTCGCTCCGAAAGCAAATACAGCAGCTGTGGTTTCGGGATTTAATTTTTTTAAAGTATTTTTCGGAACATATGGTGATGTTTCTTGTACGATTTTATTTTTCGGGATCCCCATCTTGGCCATATGGGCGACCTTTTCTTTAAAACTCAATGGATGTCGTGGTAATTGTTTGATACCCGATGTCGTGATATAGACATCATCGAATTGTTTTTTTAAATATTTATAAACCGCTTTGTGATGAGGACCGAATGGTTGAAATCTGCCGGGGTAGAACGCTACGACTTTTTTAATTTTTGTCTGTTCTTCGATTTGCTCCTTTTTCTGTTTACTGATTTCAATTGCTGCGAGTTGATCCTGAGCTGCTTTTTTCGAGCTATGGGTGCCGAGTCGTTTTCCTCCAGATTTCGGATATACGGCGTATTTATCATCAACTTTTCTTATCGTTTCAGGAAGTAGAGGTCCGATGATTGATTCGACTAATGGATTCATGTCACTTCAAAGACTTTAAATCTTCTACCGCCGTGCGATACTGCAGATGAAGCACTCAATTCAGTCATTCTCGTCGTCGCATCAGATTCAGATGAATATTCGAATACCGAGCCACTGATCGTAGCGGTCCAGGCTTTTCCGCCTCGATGTGTCTTGTACGGTGCATGAGCAGTCCAGGGGTGTCGTCCATGATCCAGATCTTCTTCTTCCCACATCCATCTCGGGACTGAATCGGGTTTTGGAAATAATTCCATGTATATTTTATAAGGCATTTTGTACTCCGGGTAGTTTCATATCATATATAAATATTAATTTTAAATC